CAACTATTCCGTCCGTCGATCCTAATTCGCCCCCATCATAAATGCACTAACTTCGACCACCCATACGGGCCATCTATGTTCTGCAAAACTTCCTGTTGCAGCAGGACATAATGCATTTATGGTGGAGGCGTCGGGAATCGCACCCGAGTCCGATCCGTCTTTATTTTGTTTCAACGTCCACTCTCTATATATAATACAAGTAAGAGCAAATGTCAACTACTTGCTCTTACTTTATTCATTTTTTGACAAAAATGTCACACTGGATTGATAATGTAATGTACCATTAGTACAAGAGCAACTGAAGCTCCAAGTCCTACCATCATCTTTCCAAAGTCTTTCGCTACAAGAGGAAATACAGATTTTGTTTTCTTCTTACCAAAGTATGTAGCCATCGCAAGTTCACGACCTGCCAGCAAACCAACGAACACCCATGTAGTACTCATAGGAATATCATTTAGTTCTTTGAAGAAGAACAAACACAACCAATAGAATAAGTCAATCAGAGTGGCCGAACGAACGTATCTTGTGTTATGTTTTTCCAAAACGATTTGTTGGATCTTACCACCACGTTCTCTAAACATAAAGAATAAGCCACCAACGAACACCACTGAAATGAATATCATCAAATCAACTGGGACTTCACGTGGAAGGAACACTGCTATATTGGCAATGTCGTGTGATAGCCAAGTAAACCACAAACCACCAGTTGCCACCCACTGAGCAATTCGCCAAAAACGTTTATTACCTTCACTTACTGGCTGAGTTTCATCAAACCATTTATGAGCGAATTTATTAATAGCAAACCATACTGCATAAGCAAATAGAGCTGCAACACCATATCCCATAATAGATTTCATCAACATTTTTTCCAACACGAAGGTTGAAGCAAACACTGATAAAACTAAGAATGATGTTGAAACTGGCACACCTAATCGTGTTAAGGCAACTAAAATTGCTGGTGCAGCTGCATGATACCATTGTACTTCTTGCCACGGGATTTTATTCAAACGGCCATACGATATATCACCGCCATTCATCATCCAACCATACCAAAGAGTTGCTAAAAGTACAGCAGAAGCTGCTAACCAAAGTGTTTTATAATTGAATCGCTCATTGTTTGATGCCATCCAAGTACCGAGCGTTTGTACTGAATCGTTTGCTATAACTGCATACGCAGCAAGCAGGAAGCCGACAAGGCTCCATAGTGTGAGTAGTTCCATATTTTCCTCCTATGTTTGACGGCTTTACCCCGTCGCTCACATATAAAAAAGGCAAAGTTTTACTCTTTGCCTCTGAAATATTTATGACAGTAATTTAATAGTTTTATGACAGTTTTGTTAAATATTCAATTTTAACCCCAGTCTTTGAAGTTACCATCTTCTTCATTATCATTATAGCCTTTTGTATAGGCAACAATTTCTTCAGCAGTCATATCAGCCATTTCAACTCTTTCAGACTGATATGTAGAACCTTCATAATAGTGAGGATCAAAGCCACGACGATAGTAGCTATCAGCCGAGCCACGGTCGTATGGACCTCCGTGGCGTTCGTCATATTGCTCAAGATAATCACCGGCAGTTGTAAATTTAAGATCGCTCATTACCAAGCACCTCCTTGAAGTTTGAATTCAACTTGACGAAAAACTTTGGATTGCTCTGTTATATATGATTGAGCTTTTTCCATTGCCTTCTCAGCACCAAGTTCATCAATGCTATAGCTTATAGTCATACCAAACTCGTCTTGAGCTGGTGCTTTTGACATCACCATGATCCACTGTTGCTTTTTCATACTTACGCCTCCATACCAAGATAATCAGTTTTAAGAACTTGCAGACGATCCCAGGCTACGCTAAGATCGTACTCATCTGCAAGTTTTTCGAATGCCTCATCGATATATGTTGACTTGTAAAAGTCAGACAAACCCATGTACATATCAGACTCAACGAAATTCCAAAAATCAGTTGAACCAACGCCAGGACGACGATTGAATTCATCTTGAGTTGCTTTATCAAAGCACTCAACGATATCTGCGTGGATTGCTGAGCCATTATCTAGGTGTACGATTCTTGACATTTTGATTTCCTTTGTTTTACCTTATATTAATAATATAATACATGCAGCAGCAATTGTCAACTGTTTTTTCATTTAATTTGAAAAAACATTTGTAAGGAAATCAACTACTTAGAAAAAAGTTGAAAAAAAAAATCAATCGTATCCTAAGATAGCGACTGATTCTATTTCTTCTGCTTCTCTAGCTTTCCAGGCTTGTTCAAACCCGACTTCATGAATATAGTTTTCGTTGTTACCCCAGAGTCTTTTTATATATGAATTGTAGGTTGCTTCAATATCTTTGTCTGACCAAGATGGATCAATCAATTTTCCTTTAATAATCCAATTCATTCGATTAGCTTCTTTACGTACGAACGAAGTACACACAGTGAGCTCCTTTTCTGACAATTACACAATAATTTAATAACTTTATTTATGTCAGAAATGTAAAAATGTTACCGGTAACAGAAAATGTTATCGATAACATTGATTAATTTTTTTTAAATATCTAAAGCTTTCTTTAAATTTCCATGATTACCTTCATGGGAAGGAGGCTCCCAGCCTTCAGGTTTAATCAAGTCAGGTAACCCAAACGGATTAGGGCGACCTTCTTTAACTCCAGGACTTTTAGCCATATTTGCACTATACACACGATCCCAAGCACTATTAGCGTCAACACCGAATATGTCAAGAGTGCCAATAGCAAAAACACAAAGGTCAATGAGACCATCAACGACTTCTTCAGGATCTCTATTGTTAACTGCATCCAAAGATTCATCAAGCTCCTCCTTACACATAGACAAGCGGAATCGCAGGTATTTGTCCATCAATTCTTTATCATCTTTGTTTTTATCAAACCAATCGTGCACACCAAATTTCAAGTGCATCATGCGAATATCATTTGCCCAATCAGACATCTAAATCACTCCATTTTCTAAGTTTATCTCTTTTTCTTTTGGCGGCATCATTTACTTTATCTAAGTCGATTATACCACGTTCTGCCAGAATGTCAAACATACAACCAAGATCTCCTATCTCATTCTCAAGTTTTTCTTTGTTGTTTTGTAATCCATACCTTTGAATTTTAGCACATTCTTTAATTACTTCGGCAGCTTCTTCCATCGTAATAGTAAGCATTTCGATGAGCTGCTTATCTACTATCATCATTTAATTTCCAATCGTACTCGACTCATAAACTCTATTATGAGTATCATTACAACGAATAAATGTTGTGCATTTAGGTAGTTGTTTCAGTGTTACAGCTCCAGCATAAGTACAAGTAGAACGCAATCCACCCAAGATATCTTGAATAGTATCATCTACTGCTCCCTTGTAAGACACAAGAACTTCTCGTCCTTCGCTGCTTCTATATTCTTTAAGGCCACCAAAATGTTTTTTGTTTGCGGCTTTTGAACTCATTCCATAAAATTCAACATAAAGTTTTCTTGTAATACCGTCTTCCCAAGTTGTTGATTGAGTTCTACCGTCAAGTTCTTGTACATTCTTTACCCATTCGCCGGTTTTATAAAATTTTTCAATTACTTTGCCGCCACCTTCATCGTGTCCTGCAAGCATACCACCCAGCATTACAAAATCGGCACCAGCCGCAAAAGCCTTAGCCACATCTCCGGGGGTAGTACAACCACCATCAGCAATAATATGTCCACCAAGCCCATGAGCAGCATCAGCACACTCAATGACTGCGGAAAGTTGTGGGTATCCGACTCCAGTTTGTATGCGAGTAGTACACACGCTACCAGGTCCAATCCCAACTTTAACAATATCAGCTCCAGCAAGAATAAGTTCCTCCGTCATTTCTCTCGTTACCACATTTCCAGCAATGATTACGATGTGCGGATAATGTGCTCTAAAATCTTCAACAAAATCTCTGAACCTATTGCTATATCCATTAGCAACATCAATACAAACATAACGCAGTAGATCACCGGCCTGTTCATAGACGTTTCTAAATTTTAGAAGATCTTTATCAGTAATGCCGATACTCATCGCAACATACTGTGTTCTTTCTTCATATTTATCGTCAAAGTATGCTACAAGTTCATTTACACTATACGTTTTAACTAAGCAAGTAAAAACTTTTGATTTTGCTAGTTTATCAGCCATTTCAAATGTACCAACACCATCCATGTTTGCAGCCATAATAGGAATACCACGCCAATGTTTAGTATCTGGACGGATTTGATTCATACTCATATCTTCTGGACACCAATTACGCCAAGTGTATCCTCTTTCAAGATCTACTTCTTTACGACTACCAAGAGTACTACGTTTTGGACGAATAAGAACGTTATTATAATCTAACTTAAGATCGCTTTCAAGATGCATTCTTTTTCTCCAATTTCAATTTCGCTTCAAGCTCTTCAACTTCTTGTCTATATTTTACAATATATTTCTCTTGGCATTTTTCTAATTCTAGAACTTCTATTTTATCGTAAAGACGTGCCAATTCTTCTTTATAGTTCATAGTAAAACTCCCTTAAGCAAAAAAGTCTTCGATTGAATTTGTTTTTTCGGCAGACCATCCAACTGCTTCGAGTATGGATTCAAGAGGACTGAGAAATACTTTTTCAAACTGTGTTTCATAATCAATATATTTTTCCAAGCCAATTTCTTTTGGTAAGACTCCAGGAAAAGATATAATATTTTCTCGAATAGGATTTGGAACTTTAAGATACACGAACTTAATTTTGTCGCCTGATTTAACAGACTCGTAACGATTAGATAACCCGTGTTTCTTAAGTTCATGGTTATAAAGTATGCAGCCACGAACATGCATTGGACAGCCTTTTTTATATGTACCATTTGCAGTATATTTTTCAATGTTATCAGTACCAGAGTTACGACCAACATCTTCTGGGCCAAGTTTAAAGAATTCTCGTTTGAAGTCTGCGATAAAGTTTTGAATTGCTTCTTCACCATCATTCATAATAACTTTAAAAGATTCTTTAAGTTTATCACGACAAACTTCAGGTGTTGAGGAACGAACTGATTCCAAACCAGTTACAGAAATCTTAGGAACCTCGTAATGAACTCCTTCAGAGTTAAGAGTATTCATAATGTAACGTTTCTTAGCAATGAACACAGATTTGTCTGTAATCTTTTCCCGCTTCATTACCATTGCTTGGCGATAAGCACCCATGCATTCAGCAAGTTCAATGTAACCTTTTTCAATTACTTCTTCAATCTTTGTTGAGCAAACCTTATCAAGGAATTCTTCACCTTTCTTACGATCAATGTCAACAGTACCAAAAGATGCTT